GTTATCCCCTCATTATAGAGTTGATAATAGATTCAATTTTAGTTTCAGGTTTTTGTTTTTCTACACCTTCGTTAACAGGTCTCATAAAAGCACCATGTGTTGATGGATTAGAAACAAAATCAAAAGCAATAAGTTCGAAGTCTGGTTGAACCTCGACAGTATCAGCCTCTCTCATCGGTTCTACTGAACCCAATCCTCTTGAAGAGATACCAAGTTTAATACCTGATTTAAATAATTCTTTTAAGATGTTTCCAGCAGGTGTTGATAGAACCTCAACAGTTCCTAACAAGTCATCACCATCCCAATGCATTTCAATAATATTATGTGAAGCATTGTTTAGATTAACAACAGAACTATCAGGATGGTCTAACTCACCTAATGCTCTTCTTTCCGTTACTTGTTCTGATAGATACTTAGATACTTCTTTTAAAAGAACTTCTCTTGGATATACTCTACCATTTTGATTTTTGGCTTCTGCTCTCTGTAGAACTCCCTTTACAATTAATCGACCATCGTTTTCTTTGATACTCTCATCAATTTTTTGACGAGAAATATCAAATGGTCTTACATCTACTAATAATTTTTTATTCATTTTAAGTTCCTATGTTATGATAGAGCAGCTGTCTTTACCCAAGCAGTTCCATTATAGATAAAAATTTTATTACTCTGTTGACTAAATGTCATTGTTCCAGCAACAGGATTATCAACTTGTGCTAGAGCATCAGTAGCAAAAACGGCAATAGAACTTGATTGTGTTCTAACCGTTTGTTTTGGAACTGATTTTTTATTATTACTAGGATCTGCTTGATACCTTGACATTTATTTGCCTCCCCAAGAGCTTCGTTTAATCCAAATATCAAAAAGGATATCGGATACTTCTTTTCTTATTTCCTTCTTTATCTTCTTGATATCATCATTAGATAAAGCTTCATCAACAAACTTATATCCAGTTTGTTTCTCAATATTTTTCTTCTTCTTTTTTTTCATCTTACCAAAAGCTTTCGGTGTTTGGTAAGCATCAATACTAGCAGTAGTAGTTATTTCTTTTAACTTCTTATTGTATAAACTACTTACTAATTCTTTGACTATAGAATTAAATTTTGGTGAGTTCTTTATCGAGTTCATAATATCTTAACAATTGGACAACGGAGTTATCGTTTGTTTGTTTTGATTCATTTAAACAGAACTTATCAACACAATTAATTGCTTCTCTCAATTTAATTCTTAATACTTTATTCTTTACTTTCTTAACTTTACTATCTAATTTCTTTTTAAGTTTTGGTATTTGCGTCTCTACAAATACAGAAAAGTTATTGGTATTAGAAATATTACTAATATATTCTTTAAGAACATGTTTTTGTTCATCAGAAAGATTAGTGTATTTTTTATTGAACTTTTCTAAAAGTGTTTTGTAAGAAAGGATTCTTAAATCTTTATCTTTAAACTCCTCTGGCATATAAGATTTATTTTTCTTATGTGTTAGAGTTGTTACATTTTCTATTATGATGAAATAACTTTCAGTTTTCTCATCAGCACCCATTTCATTAATACCTTCAAATAATTTGTATACAGAGGCAAATACTTTATAATTTGGAACTTTAGAACTAAATAACTGATTTACATCATAAGTCTCTTTTATAGTAGCAATAACATTATACTTTTCTCTACGGAGATTTGTGTTATTTAACTTACCCCTTTGTCTGATTACTTCTGATAAAAAGAAATCGGCTTTCTTATCGGATTTAAATTTCTTATTTAAAATAAGATTATATAAAGCCAATTCTTTACCCAACTCCGTATGTTCATTAAATTTACCTTTAATGATTTTAAGGGCAGGTGATTCCTTTTTCTTGTTCAAAACATCTACGGTGACTTGTCTTAAAAGGAACTCAAAGAGTAATCCCGTATTTCTTAGTTTACTATGCTTAAATTTGCTCATATATTATTCCAAAGTATTTTGATACAATTATTCATATATAAATATAACAGAATTTAGATAAAGTAGGTAATTACTCTTTTATTATGTTATCTTCACTTAATAAAGGAGACTTCTTTTTAGGAAACTTATTTTTAAGTTGATCTAAAATACCTTCACGAGCAACTAATGTACTAGCTTTTGATGTAGCAAGTGGAGATTTACCTTTAAATTTTCTTTTTCCGTAAGACCTATCGACATCTTTTAAACTTTCGTGACCATATCTATTTTTCATCGTGTCTTTATCTTTAAAGGGATCTTTTTTACTACCACCCCAATCACCAGGTCTTGCCATATCACCATCGTCAATATCTTCTTCATCTTCACTAGGTGGTGGTTGGTCAGCAGGATCCTGTCCTTCATTTTCTATTGATTCTAGTCTAAACTTTTGTTTAGTATCTTCTACTATACCATCAAAAAGTTCTTTCTTTTCTTCATCACTAAAATCAAATACATTATCATATAACCATTCACGGCTAAATAATTTAGTATCTATAGCTCTTTCAGCTACTTCTACTTGTTGAGTCATAAGTTCAAGTTTCTCTTGTTCATGAATCATAGATGGATTTTGTAACTCTAATGAGAAATCAATCAAATCAGAATCGTCAAATCCTTGTGAGTAAAGATGGACAATACCAATCTTAGTCAATTCACTTACGATAATCTTTTGTAACCTTTCGATTGTACGAGCAAAACGAACATCCTCAGCGGCTAGTGTAGCTTTACCACCACTTAAACCTTCTTCATATCCTAAGAAAGCTTTTGGTATTCTTAAACTAGCCATCAACTTGTTTCTAAGATATTCTATATCGTCTATAGCATCGTTATTAGAAAGACCTGGTAAGGTATCAATCTCTGTACCACTATCTCCACCACGAACTGGTAAAAAGTAATCTTCAGTAACTGACTCTACGTTATATTTTAAGTTATAATCACCAGTAGCTTGGTCGATAACAGGTGTCTTTTTCATCTTGTTGATGATTCTTTGCATAAATTGTTCAACTTCTCTTGGTGGTATATTACCAACATCAATCTTGAAAACTCTTTTTTCAGGCGCTCTCATAATTCTGTGAATCAACATAGCGTCTTCCATCAAAGTCAACTGCTTAAATATCTTTCTTCCGTTATCTAACATTGAGCGCCCATATGGTAAAAAGTTTGTATCGGATAAAACACGAAAATGAGCTATCTCATAGTTTTCTTTTATTTCTTTTTTCTCATCTGCTAGTTCAAATTGAATTAATTGTGGGTTAGCAGGATCATGGTCTTCTAACCTTGTAATTTCGTAAGCAGAAATAGGTTTTACATTTACTACTCCGTACTTATCTACAATATCTAACTGAAGATAAAAGTCACCATACTTGGTCATGTTACGAATCCAACTCCATAAGTTGAACTCGATATTTATGACATCATAATATAGGTTGTGTAAAATCTTTTGTACCTTAACATTTTCACTTTTAACTTTAAGAATTTCACCTTCAATATTACTAACGGTACTTTCATCTGAATATATGTCAAGAGCAGAGGCAATAATCGGGTCTTGATCCATTAACTCATAATCTTTAAATAAGTCAAGTTTTCTTATCTCATAAGCAGACCGTCTGTTATGAGCCGTGCTATATGGATTAGTATAAGTATTTTGCATCATCCGATTATATCGGTCAATAAAATTTGTTTTTAACGCTGTTTGTGAAAAGTCTAAGTCTTTTACTACCAACCTATTATCATCAGCTTTTCTGATGATAACGTTAGATTGAAATAATCTACCTAGTCTTGTAAATAAATTGTCTGCCATGTTTTACCCCAATAGCCAAGTTAAATCTTCTTCTTCATTATCATTAATTTTCATTTTATATGGATTGTTCTTAGGAGCAGATGATGTCATTACAGTTGTATTACCATTTAGGTTTCCAATTGCACCAACTAAGCTACTTTGAAATTCACTTCTCTCCGATTGAATACGAATTGCCGTATCCCTAATCCATAATAAAATAGAGTAGGACATAACAAGGTCATCGTTATATCCATCTAATGCTTCAGTTTTACTATTCTTATATATAAATACAAAAAGTTCATCAATTAATCGCGTAGATTTTATTTTAACCATCTTTTCACGAGTGTATTCTTCCATTTTAGCAATAATCAATGGTTTAGACTTCATCGTTGTCGTAAAACCTGGTATCTTGTTCCTATCTATACTTCTATATTTGTTTGTATGTTGAATGTCCTCATCTACTATAAGATGATTTTTTTCTTGATAAAAAAGATTTTCATATCCTCTATCAATAATTGTTTGTAGTGTAGCCCATCCTATGTTGTTGTTTTCCACAACAAGTAGAGCGTCATTATATTTAGTCCCTAACTCTATAAGAAAGTTACCAAATTCTGTTGTACCTAATTGTCCTTTATATTCTGCTACTTGTTCCATACCTTCTATGTCAAAAACTTGAGCAGTTGAATAATCTGTTCCATCTCCACGAGCGACATCTGCACTTATTAAATAATTCTTATCATAGTTTGGATAATCCCATATCCAAAGGTTTCTATCAAAACCACTTTTTTCGTTTGGTTCACAACATACCTTTTCTTTATACCATTCTAAAATAGCAGGATCGACAACTGAACGACCAGAACTTAAGAAGTCAGCATCACATTCTTGAGCTGCCTTACTTGGTCCTAATATTTTATTTTGTTCATCTCTCCAAGTC